GGCGTGAGCGTCACTGCAATGCTGTCCGCCTGCGTCACACGCTGTGAAGGTCGCCCGTCAAACGGTTTGTATCGATCCGTCGCCCCGATAACCTGCCAGTTGATCGGGCTTGGATCAGCGATAAGCGGATCTGCCAGAGCGACTTGCTCTGCGTCAGGGTCATTGTCTAGGTTGTCTGCCGTAAGGCTGCGGTAGACTGTGTGTGTCACAGTGCTGATAGCGTAATCACCGGCGGCATATGTCGTTGCATCCGACCACACCGCATAATCATCCTCAGCCGTATTGCTGGACGTCAGGTTGCTGGATGTAATTGTTACCGGTCTAACGATTTTCATGTGGATGGCTCCAATGCGGCACGCTGCTGGATGGCTACCAGTTGTGACGACAGTCTGGCATTGTTCACATCGCCTTCACGGATAGCGCGGAGAATCTCACGCAACAGGTCCGGCGTGGTGTTTTCCGCAGTCCGTTGATTGCCTGCTTGTGATGCGGAAAATACAGCCTCGGACTGTGTGGCGAACAATCCCTGCCGATCAGTCAGCGCGCGGATATTTGCATCAATCTGCGCGGCCTGCCCTAGCAACTCGTTCAGGCTGGTGACGCCCGGCACAAGGCTGGCAAAACTATCGCCCAGATTGGTCAGTTCCTCCGCGATTGCAGCCTGTCGTTGATCCTCGGAAAGCCCCTTAAGCGACAGCCTGAAACTGTGGCTGAAATCCTCAAACGCCACGGCACCAGTTCCCAGCACGCGCGCAGCTTGAAGTGCAGCGTTTTGAATTTCATTGATTGCCTCGCTGATCGGGCTGTCAGGATCAACTTTTTCGCGTGTGCTGACCGACTTGGACAGGCCAAAGAACCGGCTTGTTTCAACCTTGCGAAACGTCTTGACCAGCGTGTCCATGCCTGTGACCGTGGCTGAAATGCCCGCGTCAAGTTCTGTTGTCTTCTTCTTGAAGAAGCTGAAAACCCCTGCGACTGCCAGCAATGGCAGCGCAATCGCACCTGCTGCTGCAGCAAAGGCCCCCATGCTTGCTGTTGCGCCAGTTGTCACAGCGGATAGGTATGTTCCTGCCGCAGCAAAGCCTCCCCCTGCCCCTGTGAGTGATGTCACCAATCCCGCCGCGCCTGATCCGAATGAAGCAGCAATGCCAGCAATGCCACCAGCCGCGCCACCAGCCACGCCACCAGCCGCGCCACCAGCCACGCCACCAGCCACGCCGCCAGCCACGCCGCCCGCTACCTGCCCCGCCGCCGCCGGTGCCGCGCCGCCACCCGTAAACGCCGTTGCAATCGGGATTAATATATTGTTTTGCGCAACAGTGCTGATCATGCTGGACAAAAGGCCCTTCAAGCTGTCCAAGATTGACCGCTTGAAACTGTCAAAGTCGCGGAACCCGCGCGTCAAGAAATCACCAAACGCATCGGACACGCTGCCAATTCCGCGCAACAGCGACCCGCCCAATTTACTGCCCATTTTAGCAGCAGATTTCGCGCCCGATATCATCGCCTCATCAAACCTGCCCGCAAACGTGGTGGCTTTTTCAAGATTATCAGACAGGGCCGCTGCTGCGCCGCTTGCACCGCCCGCCGATCCACCGCCACCAAGGCTCACGGCCGCTGCTGCGGCTGCGGCATCTGCGGATTGTAAATTCAATTCAAGCTGCGCCGTTGATTCCGCAGTCCGTCGAATTTGGGTCTCAGCAGCAGCCAACTGACCGGCCATGCCACCGAAGATCAGACCATACCCCCCGTCATCCCCAAGGTCTTCGCGATACTGCTGCACAGCAACAGCACCGGCGCGCCCTACCGGATCACCAACCGTGCCGAGCCTTGCCTCAGCAATACGACCAGCAGCTTGGGCCGATGTGACTATGCCCTGCGCAAGCTGTTGCGCCAATCCTAGCGCATGTGCCAGCCCCGAACCAAGCCGCCCGACACTCGACACAGCCACGTCAAAGTTAACAGTCGCAGCCGTCGACGACAGCATTTGTGCCATTCTTTCGGCTGTTGCTATTGCTTGTTCAGTTTCTTCTACTCGCTGCGTCAATGCTTGATAAGTAGTGGACCCTGTTACAGCAGCTTCCAATAACTTACGCTGTTCAGCCTGCGCCAGTGCAAGATCGCGTTGTATTGACGCCAACCCCTCGGCTGCTGCGTTTGCGAGTGGTGCAAATTCAGAAGCATGGATGCTTTGAGTAGCCCACCACGTGTCTAACTCTGATTGCGCCAATAGCATTTTACGGGCAGCGGCGCGGTACTCTTCGCCCTCTCTGATTCGCGCCCGTTCCATTTCTCGTGACGTGTTAAGATTTAGAAGCCGTGCGTTTGTGTTTTCAAGAACCGCGCGCGCATCGGCCATGGTTACGGCAATGCCGTCTAAAATGACATTTTTCAACGTGCCAGCAACTCGCTGCTGCTCAGTAATCGCAGTCGAAACTGTGTCATGGCTTTCCGCCAATTCAACGTTTGCCGAATTAGCACGAACGATCCAAGAAAACACAGACCCGAACGCGCCGACAAGCGAACCAAACACGCCAATCAAGTCCAATGCAAAGCCTGCAATCTTGAACAGCAGTGTGCCGATTGTTTGCAGCGCAATAACAAAACCGGGGTCCGTGACTGTAACTATCATCCCCTCAATGGATGCGCGCAGGTTTTCAGATGCAGGTCCGGCCATCTCAAACAGATCGCCCCAAGCATTGCGCAGGGAATCCAAAGCGCCGCCCAGTGTGCCTCGCGCAGCATCTGCTGACCCGCCGAACTGCGTTTCCAATTCGGACAGGATGATGGTTTGCGCGCCGATCACGTCATTGGCAGCGACCATTTCCTTGACCATATCTTTCTGCGCCTCGGTAAACTGGATGCCCGACCGTGACAGCGCAGTCATACCCAGAACCGGATCGTTAAGTGCGCGCCCGACCTGTAGTGCCGCAGTGCTTAGATCGGTGCCCATGGCCGTTGCAAGGTCCATGACTGCCACCGTCGCAGCGTCAAACTGATCGCCCCGAACCTGCGTGAATGTCAGCAAGACGCCCTGCATGGTGTTGATCGCTTCATCGCCAAAGTTTGTTATCTTTTGCAGTGAAGCCGCGTGCTCGTTCAACTGTGCCACTGATCGGCCAGCAGCACCGCCTGTCGATGCAATAACCGCGCCAAGCTGGGCCTGTGCAGCCTCAGCGGTGACCGTTGCGTCAACAAACTTGTTCAGAAACTTGCCAGCCGCAAATGCAGCAGCTAATGCCGCTGCCGCTGCCGCTGCCACAACCATCTTGGCGGACATGCCGCCTATCGCACCTGTCGCACCAGTGGCCGAACGGCTCGCCCCGTCACCTGATCGGGCAAACTTGTCCAGATCACCGCTGGCACCGCGAACCTGCCGACTGTCAACCTGAAGGCCAACTGATGCCATATCGTCCATGCGGTGCGCCTCCTATCTTCTAAACGGTTGCGGCGTATCCTTGCCGTTCGACTCTGACAACTCACCTGCGTAAACTGCGCTCATTTTTTGCAGCCATTGCGCTTCATCGCCTTCAAACTCAAGCCCCACATTCGCAGCCCATGCCTGAATCTCAAGGTGGGACAGGGCCACCGGTCCCATCCCGCTTTGCATTACCGGCCCTACATCGAACAGCCATTCTGCAAGATAAGCACGAAACGGCAATTCTGGAAAGTCCGGTTCTTCATTTGCCCGCTCCAAAAAACTCCATCGCGTCTGCTTTATGTCCTGCGGCGGGTTGCACAGCCAAGCGTGCTGTTTTGCCCAAAGGCAAAGAGCCTCTAGGCCTGTGCGAAAAAATTAGACATATCATCCAAGAACTCCGTCACCTCATCAAGGATGGACGGGTATTTACGGTAAATGGCAAATGCCGCTTCTTCCGAAAACTCCACCGGCTTGCCGTCAAGGCTCAGGTTTTCCCAGCCAATTGTCGCATCAACGGCAGTCCGAAGTATAGTTTCCTGCCCTTCGTCAATCAGCGCACCAAACTGAGCCTCCGACATTTTCCACATGTCTATTTTGCCACCATGCCGTTTCAATGATGATGTCGAACGCTTGCGTGCCTTGGCTACAGATGCCGGTGCGTGCTTGCCGATCAGGTTGATCCGCATAGGTTTCGTCATGTCTTGCACGCCATCTTTTGTTGTGACGTGGGCAGGCGCTTTTGTTTTACTGTTTGTCAGGTGCAACCACGCGCCCGCCTGAGATGCTGATACTGTGTCGAAAAAATCCATGGTTCATGTCCTATCGGTTATGGTTGATTTTCGAGGGACGCGGTCAACCACGTCGCGCCCCTCTAGCCTGCGGGAGTTGCAGGATTACGAAGCAGCGACTTCCACATCGGCGGTCGTAAACTCGATCATGCACGACGCCATATTGACAGACCCTACAGTCTGCCCGCGTGTGAAGGAAAACACCTTGCCCATGATGTAGCGGATCGTGCCGTCGCTGCGCGTCTCGCGGAAGCTGATTGCGTCCTTCGATGCCAGCGCGGCGAGCAGGATAATCTGACCCGCGTCGGCTGAATCGTATCCGAGCGGGATCGTGACTGACCCGTAGTTCAACGCTCCATGGAATTTGTTGTCAATACCAGTTTTGAGAGGCGTGAACGTGTTGACCGCGTGTGCAGCCCCATACTCGGGGATTTCGGACGCTTCGCCCACATCAGTGAACGTCAGCGCAACGTAACCAGCCGCGTTAAATGTTGCAGGGGTTGCCGCCGAGACGGACATAAACCCGCCAATGCCTTCAGTAAGTGCCATGATATTTTCCTTTCATGGGTGGATAGGCGGGATGCCTATTTCTTGACCGGCAGGATGCCGTCTGTAAACTCAACCAGAACTTCGCCGTCCGCCTCAGTGACGTCAGCCACCGTGCCGGAATATGTGACGCCGTTGGGCATTAAAAATTGCATGACAGCACCCTTTTCAGGCACATCACCTTTGTAGATCATGGCGGGTGTCGATCCGGTCTTTGTCGGCATTGTGACGATTTTCGCGCCGGTGATCGCGCTATGTGTTTTCTTGCTCATGGTCATGTGCTCCTTTGAAAGATTGCGCGGCAACGGATCGACACATTCTTGCGAAAGTATGCGCCGTCGATTGCGCCCGGCTGTGGGTCGCCCATATCTGTCACCTGAATTTGACCGTCTCCGGCGGATAGTATCAGGTCAATGGGGAATTGGTCAATGACGCGCTGCGCTTGGTCATCCGCTTCATCCTCGAAGGTGCCCTCCAGCACAAAGACCGCCACAAACAACCGAACAGTCATCAGGCTTGACTTGGACAGGCCGAAACGCTCAGGCGGCGTGGTGGTAAAATACGCCAACCAATAAGGCGGATCCGGCGTGACGTACTGCAGCGACGGCGTGTCCCAGACACCCGGCGCGTTCTCGCCCCAGACGATAAGCGGCGCGGATGGCGTGGCGGCAAGGCGCGTGCGCAGGGATGTCTTGATTTCCTTGTGGTTCATCCGACCCGCGCCTTTGCTTCCGCCGTGGACGCCCGCACGATAGCGGGCCATTGATCGACGGCACCTTCGACGAAGTGCGCGCCCACTTGGCTGTAGTTTCGGCCCAAACTGTCCGCGCCGGTAAATCCATTATTCACACGCCTCGCGTATTCTGCTGTCCAAGTAAATGTTGCCAGATCGCCACCTTTCATCAGTGGTG